CTGCTACTGTAGGATAAGCCATATAATTCTCCTAAAATTATGAACGATTTCCAAAACTAACCGTAGACTTCCGTTCTTGGAACAGAGGCATACGAGAGTCGCTTTGCCTTAAAAAACTATTATCTACTGCATCTGCATTCGCCTGGGTTTGATTTGCCTCATAATCAAATCTCGCCTGTACAAACTCTTCAGGTATCTTGCAGAGTAATAAGCCACCAATCTCAATATTGTCTTTGTATCGACTATCAGGATCAGTTAACATGCCATATTTCGGTTGCTCTTCAGCTCTGACTGGTTCCCAGCCTTCTCTCAGTTTTGAAGAGAGATTACGAGGGTCAGCGTTGTTAAGCATCGAAACCCTAACCCAGCGATAAGCAAATCCTGCTTGCTTGTCTGGTTCAGGTAACAACTCTGGAGGTCTCCAAGCCATTGGTCTCACAGTTTGTTGTCTAGTTTCAATTTCACGGTTATTACGATTTTGTTCAGCCATTTTGGGACTCCGATTTTACATATGCATTAAAATATTGCTCTGGTGAAATTTTTAATTTCTTACACAGATCCAGTTGTCGAGTATTTAAAGTAATCTTTTTTGAAGAGGTAGATCTCGTTGCTGGTGCAACTACCGTGCTTTTGCGAGTTGTTGTAAAGGTTTTGGTCTCTACTTCCCCAAACTTTTCAGGGAATCGTTTTCTCATTTCTGCATCAATAGTAGACCAGTAGTGATCGGAGCCTAGTGGGACTCCTTCCCTTTCTAGTCGCTTATGTATGCCCATAGCGAGAAAACTCATATCATCGTCAGTACCATACCACTTGTTTTTGTCAAGCCACGCTTGGGTTTTTGAGTCCAATCGTGCAGGTTGGTCCTGCTCTTGAGGTATTTGTACCTCATTTACAGATGATTGTAAAGCATTTTCATCGTATTGTGGGCGATATCTTTCCATTTCTTGAGCTTTAAACTGCACTTCAGTTAATCGCTCTTGAGCTTCGACCAATCTTTCAGCATCACCAGAGTCATACGCTTCTTTATATTCTCTTCTTGCCTTATCTAAGTCAGAGGCTAACTTTTCTTTAGCCGTATTAACATAGACTTTTTCACCATCAGAAAGTCGACTTTTTAAAATCTTGTTCTCATTAATAATGGTATTAGCAAGACGAATAGCTTCTTCGTTTTCTCTGAGAGCTGCTTCTTTAGCCCTACGCTCGTCATTTAAAAGTTTCTTTGCTTGAAGAATGCGTTGTTTAGCTTCTTTAGAGTAAGACTCTAAATCATCAGCTTCAAATTCATCAACGATTTCTTTTGGCATCGGTGCAGCATTAATCCGATCTTCCTCTGGGGTATCATCAACAACTTCAATTTCAACTTTATCATCTTCAATATCTTCACTTAAAAAAGAAAAATCTTGTTTTTCAAATTCAGCCATTGTGTTCTCCTTAAGCTCTAGTAATTCCACGAGGATCATCTACTACTGCCTCGACAGAATCATCATTGATTAATCGAAATTCTCTGCCATGAATCTTCAGGCGAGTGCCAGTATTCGGTCTGGCTAGAATAAAGTCACCGACTTTACACCACGGACCATTTGGGAAACGCTTTTCGTCTTGATAACAATCAGGTCCCATTTTTAAAACAAAGAATACAGTAGATAAGACTTCTTCCATGTGCAGAGTTTGATCTGCTTTTAGAATTCCACCACTATGTTCTTTTTCTGCATCTGGTATTGCTACCAACATGCGATAACCCATTGGTTCAGGTAACTGCTTTGCTTTTTCTTCTGCTGTTTGAGGCAGGGTTGTTGTTGCGTTCACATCATCGGTGTTTGAGCCGATTAGGATTTTACTCATCGAAATTCTCCAGTCTTGATTTAAGGTCTATGATATTTCTACGCACGGTGAGCAGACCATGTATCTCACCACACATTCTTTGGTAATCGGCATAGTCTTTGGCTTCACCGATTCCCAGAGCCTCTTCAAGAATCTTTACTTTGTCATCAATCTGTTTGAGAAGATGATCTAGTATTTTTTCTTTCATTTAATTTCCTTTTTCTTTAATTGTTTAGCGTTTTTATATAAATCAGCTGTTACCTGAAGTTTTTGACTTTGGCGTTGTTGATTCATTTGGGCTTTTGCATTACCAATTTGATGACCTAACTTCATACCTTCTAACTGTTGTTTGGCTTCTAAAGACTCTCTATCAGATCTTGTTTTAGCTCCAATCTGCATACCAGCAATTTCTTTTTGGGCTGCAATACGCATTTTTTCAATTTCAATCTGATCAGCACCTTTAGCAGCATCAATTTGCATCTTCTTCTGCTTAATATCAATTTCTTGTGCCTTTAACTGTAATTCTTTCATCTGCATCTGGATAATTGGATCTTGTGCAGCTTGTTGAGCTTGTTGTGCAGCTTGAGCCGTTTGATTTTGACCTAAAATATTCTGTGCAGCTGGTACAGCCATGCGAGTAATCTGCATTTCTTGTTCTGGTGTTAACTTCACTTCCTCATCTTCATTATCAGAATAAGGAATTTGGATACCCATTTGATCTTGCATCTGTCTCATATACTCCATTCCCACATGCTCGGTAATATGTGACTGTAAAGCTTGCATAATTTGTGGTGCTTGTGGGTTTTGACCAATGATTTGTTTGATTTTTGGATCATTTAATGCAGCCATATGGATCTGAATATGAGCTTGATGGTCTTGATACATGAAAGCTTTGAGTGGTTTATTCTTTAAAGCGTTCATATTCTCCGTAATAGGGTCCGTTGGCTTCATATCTTCTTGCATTGGCACCAATTTTTCTGCATTTTTTATCCCAATCACTTCTAACATCTGTCTATGTAGATAAGGTAAGTTATAAAGCTGGGGTGCAGTCTGTGAAAGCTGTAAAACTGCCTGATATTGCACCACTTTTTGGCTCATAGTAGCCGCATTAGGATCGCTTACAGGGATAATATTGACCATTTCATAGTCAGATCTACGAGCTTTACGGTCTCCAGTATCAGGTTCAAAAGAATAATCCTCTGGAGCGTAGTCAGCAATAATCTCTTTGAGTAATTTAAACTCTTGTTTCATCGAATAGTGGATACGAGCTTGTATCGCACTCATGACTTTCAAGGTTCTTTCCAAAATTGCCAGCGTTGTACCGACTGGTGACTGGCTACTCATGTCACTTGCCTTCAAATCGCCACTAGAAGCAAACCTTCTACCTTCTTCCACAATCTGATTGAGCAATGCCATCAATGTTTGGCTTGGTTCTTTGTACGGCAACGGCATGATGTTGTCTTTCATCGTGCCAGATGGTACATCTACGTCTCTAAATTCGCCTGGAGCTATCGGTGTATCGTCACCTTTGACTCGTAATCCACGAGTTTTAAAGCCTCCTGGAAGATTAGACAAGGATCCTGCATCAACTAACTGTCTTAAAATAGAAGTTCCAGATTTGGCAAAAGCCCCAATAAGGTGTATAAGCCCAAAGTGGTAAAAACCAAAACCAGGAATATAACCATAATGAACAAAATGTTGTCTTTTTTGGTGTGTCTTGTCATCTTCTCTCCAGTTTCTACGAATTGCCAATATCGTTCCATTGGCTTTTTCAATCGTTACGACATACGGAAGAGCGATTCCAGTTTCAGCTCCTGCCTTATCTTTATGTTCAAAGCCAGGTAAATCTAAGTGCACATGCATTTCTAAGATTTTAAACCTGTCATCCGTGCTGGCTCTAAACCCTAACTTTTCTGCTATCTTCTTTTCTACTTCATCCAGAATGTTATCTGGTGTTCCTAAACTAATATCCCTGTAAAATCCTGCATAAATCAAGTGATTCATCTCACTTTCAGTCTTACGCATCACATGGGTAATTCTTTCAGCCGCCTCAAGACTACTCGCACCATAGGGCACAACCAAGTCTTCTGCTGGAATATACATCGAAACCTGACGATCTAGCGTTGGATCAACATAGACTTTCTTAAATCCATTACCTGAAAGTCCTACTCCCCAGAGCATACGCTCATGTTCAGGGCGATATTCTTGCATCACATCCACTAGCTGATGGTTCATGTCTTCAACCACTCTACCCATTGCATCTTTTTTGTCTTGGGTTTCTTTACCGACTATCTCACCCTTAACAGGACCACTTGCTGGAAAGGTTTCCATAATGGTTTCAGATTGAAACTTAATCACCGCTTCTGCCAAAACAGGATGGTAAACTCCACAAGCACCTTCCCACGGCTCTGATCGTTCTTCAATCTTTAAGCCTAGTAACTCTAAGCCATCCACATAAGTCTGTATCCAGTCTTTACGAGAATCAATGTCGGACTGAAAATCTCCCATGAGATCACCAGCGATTTGCGTTAAAACAGATTCAGGAACATATTCCGCTAAATTAGCGTCAAAGTCTTCAATAGACTCACCACCGAGTTGGACTTCTACGCCATCCATTTTGATGTCTACTTCTTCTGGATCGACAATCTCAATTTCAACATCTGGTCCATCGATGGCTGCTAAACCTTGTGGAGCTTGATACAGGGCTTTATCTATTGACATATGAATCCTTAATAATATGCACGTTTACGCCTAAATTCTTTAGGCTCATCTGGCTCATCACTCTGTAAAGTGATAAATCCACCTCTTCTGAATCTTAACAAAGCTTGTGTGGTTGAGTCTACCAAGTCATCATGATCTGAGTTTGGAAATGCCGCCAGCTCTTCTACGACTTCTTCAGCCCATCTTTTTCTTGGTGCCCATACCTTACCACTAGCAAACAAATCTGATACGCTATTAACCCTAGATATTTTATCGTTTCCCCTAGTCGGTGTAAACTCTTGAACAGGTATTCCCATTCGTCTAAGCTCAAATATAAGGGGAGCACCAGACGCTTTCGCTTCAACAATAAAGCTGTCAGGTTGCCAATCCTTGTACATCTCGTAGGCTCTCTCCTTAAGAGTGGGGAACTCCATACGTTCTTTAAGTGCATCCAATAAAATAATATGTGGATCTTGTTCGTTTTCATTTAAATAAAATACTCCCCAAGTTGTACAGGCTGAATAGTCGGCTCGCTCACTCTTCGTAAATGCCGTATCCCATGACTGGATTATATAGTGACATGGAGGTGGTGTCTCCTTTTCCCACACTTGCCACCATTCTCTTTTAACAATCGCACCTTCTTCACTTGTTGGATCTTGCTGATACTGGGCTTGCCATTTGGATAAAGGTAATTCAATGCGAAGCTTACACAGTTCATCATAACTCCAGAACTCTGGCCATAATGGTTTTTCATTTCGCTTAATCGCTGGAAGGCTGATAATCTCCCATTCATCACCATCTCGGTCAATCATCGCCTGACAAATTTTGCCAGTCAAATCTCTCTTTGACCAGCGAGTATTGTGGGAAACAAAACCATTGGCTATAAAATTTTCAGTGCGGTCTATTTCAACATCAAATACCTCTGCTTTTCCTGAAAAAGTAATATTAACTATTGGGTCTACTGTGAAGTCGGAGATACGATGCAGCTCGTTCAAGTATGTTTGCTGTTTTTCCGTATCCAACTGCAAGGTTGCAGTCGTTGCACAATAATCCCCTAATTTTTCCTGTTTCATGGCAGTGGTCAATACATAATTTTCCATTCCAATGGGCACGAGTATTTTTTGTTGTTGGTGGTTGACCGCATACATCACATCTATTATTGCGTTCTTGAACCATTTTTTCATATTGTTCAACAGTAATTCCATATCGATATTTAAGGCGATGTTTGCGAGCCTCTTCTGTTGATTTTTTTGGCGTATATTTTTTCCCATAATGTGTGGAACATAAGCCACGACTTGCAATTTTTTTATTACATCCTTCCATTTTGCAAATAATACCTTTCCACTTTCCATGATGCCCCAATGGTTTAAATGGTGCGTTGGGGTTTTTTCGGTGATAACTTGCTTTTGCTTGACATGGTCCGCATTTACCAGCTTTTGTTTTTGCTCTTGCAAGTCTGTTGCACCCTTCAACGATACAAGTAAATCTCCCACTTGAAGATGTTTTAATCTGGTCCATTCTAATACTCCTTCATTCATTACAAGAAACGGATGTCTCTCATTTGCTTGTAGTATTTTACCAGATTGTGTTTGTATCGTATATATGAAATCAAAACCATTTGACTGCCAGTTATTTACTTTGCTGGTTGATAATTTTCCATGATCAAAAGTGGCAACTATATCACCTTGTTTTATATTTTTTAATAAAGTGTTTGTTCCGTCAGCCATTAATACATTTGTATCGCCAACCATACACATCACTACAACAATCGAACCACCAGGTTGTAAACGCTGACGTGGACCTGACGTATACCACTCGTAAACCTTATCAAAAACCGAAGGATCTCCTGCTGCCAACGCAGCTTCCTGTTCTGAATGAGGATCATCGATAATGAGTAAATCAGCTCCCTTACCAGTAACAGTACCACCAACACCAATAGCAAAATACTCACCATTAGCATTGGTGGACCAACGACCAGCAGCTTTGCTATCCGACCGAAGAGATACATTGGGAAATACTTTTCCATAATTTTCTCCATCAACTAAGTTCCTCACCTTCCTACCAAAACCAACCGCTAGTTCTGCCGTGTTCGAGCATTGAATAATTTTTTTATTGGGGAATTTACCCAAATACCAAGCAGGTAACAGGTAAGAAGCAAATTCAGACTTAGTATGCCGAGGAGGCATATTGATAATAAGTCGTTTAATTTTTCCACTAGCAATCTCCTCAAATTTAGCTGCCATTAACGCATGATGTTCGCCATGTATAAATCCTGGCCACATCGTCTGTACAAAACTCATAAAGTCAATCTCGCCCTCTTCCCTGATCACAGATCCAAGGTACGCACTTACAATCGGCATCAATGGCTTCTTCTCCTCATCAGGCAGAAGCTCAATAATCTCTAACAGCCTTTTTAATTCTTCATCCATTAATATGCCTTAGTTTTAAATACGCAGGTCGAATGCTACGAGTGTACTTTAAGTCCCCTTTGCAAACCCCTATTTTAATTAGTATTTTCATTTTTCTATATGTATTGCCACGACCTTTCTCGCCAGTCATAAACATCACATCATCTACAGTAGGACCAAAGCCAAAGTTATTCCAATAAGCTTCAATCACATGGAAGATTTCCTTTTGTGCCTTCGTCACTTTACTCTCCTAATTAATTCTTGTGCCGCCTCCCAAGCAGCATCATGCATCAGCGTATGCTTTAACCTATCCATTAGAATCATTAACCTTCTCCTATCATGAATAGCTAAATACTGTAGATACTGTTCAACATCATCAAAAGTCATTCTTATCCTCATTCGGTTGTTTTCTAGCAATCCTAAATCTATTTATACTGCTACATGGAAAAGAACTTAAAGCAGTAGCATCTCTTAATGTTTTTAATATCGCAATTGTTTGATCTAATACCGCTACCTCTATATCAATTCTTTTCTTCCATTCTTCGTAATTTTCCAAAATATACCCCCCTACCCTTTTTCTACCCAATTTGTCATGGGGGGTGTTTCTATACTCATTTTCTTTTCAATCCAGCCAGGATTTTGCACCCCTACCCCATCCTTTTCACTTTTTTCTTCTTTAATATCAACAACTTGTTGTAACCTTTTCATCTGCAAAGGTGACAATTCTTCGCTTTGGGATGGTGATTGATTGTGGGGAATAGTATGCAATTCCGAACCTATGGTCAAACTCGGATTTGGGTGGGTGGGGGTGGGTGGGGTGTCGTGTTCTGCGTTTTCGTTGGGGGTGGGGATTAGATGGGGAATTTCTAGAGTTGGCGTGTATGTTTCTTCTTCCTCCTGTTGAATCTCCCTTAATAAATCTTGAGCCGTTCTCTTTGTCTTGGCGTGGAGTGTGCGACTGTTTCCTATTGCCGTTGTAATGGCTGTAAGTAACTGAGCCTTCAGCGTGTTGCTATCTACTGAGTGGATGTGTTCGACTCTCTGCGAGAACAAAGAGACCTCCGACATCTTGCCAACCAACTCGAGAGCCTTCAACTGCTGGGCTGGTGGTAACTCGTCATTGAGAGCCATTGAGGAGAGTTTCTGAATTGCTATTGTCCTCAACTGAGTGGGTAAAAGATATTCCTCCACTTCTTTAGCCGTCTCAAGGGCTGTAATGTATGTCTGCACTTTGCTATTTTTTGCAACTGTGTTTGCATTGCGTGATGCTGTGGTGTTCTTCCCATTGGATGTGTAAGCCCTTCTGTATGCTTCTGTCTTATTACCAGTCTTTACTACTTGCTCTGCGAATTCCTTTTGTCTCTTGGTGAGTTTGATTCCTTTAGGACTATTAGCACCCATTAGTATTCTTTCGATTGGGATTGACTGTATGCCTTCGGCAATTTCTTTTTTTGTTAGTTTTCTCATAGGTATATTCTCGGAATGTTCATTACCCAAGTATAGGGCAACTGGGGAAAGATTATCAACTTCCCTGTGTATTCTCTCTCTTGTCTCTTTGTGACCTTTGGACTGTTCGCCTTCGGCTTTTTGGTGGTTTTTGGCGTGTTCTCGTGCCCTGCTTTGTTTTTTTGTGAGCCTCTACCCTGCAATATCCCCCTAGAATCCGTCTCAAACCCTTATAAATACTGGGTGAAAAATATTTTCAATTATTTTGCAAAAGGGTATTGACAAGCAATATTGAATCATGCTGAAATACTACTTATCGTCATTAGATGATATTTAATTTAATCAACTGCTAGGAGTTTTTATCATGGTTTTATACAATGTCGCCGTAATGTTTTCTCTAGTCTTATTCTTTATTGGTCTTGGACTGGGCGTGTATTTATCTTCAATCTTTGAGAGGGCTTAATCATGGGAAATCGTGCCGTCATTAGTTTTAAGGGTGTTTCTACTGGTGTTTATCTTCATTGGAATGGTGGGACAGAATCTATCAAAGCCTTCCTAGATTGTGCAAAAGAATTGGGTATCCGTTCGCCTGTTCGTGATTCTTACGGAATTGCTAGATTTTCTCAACTGGTGGGTAATTTCTTTGGTGGGAATCTCTCTCTCGGTGTTGGTCCTGTTGATTCTCTCGACTGCGACAATGGAGACAATGGGCTGTATATCGTAGGCGAGGACTGGGACATTATAGGGAGAAAATACCGACCTATTCATTCATACAACAATTTTAAACAAGAATTTTACGAGGGCGTTTTTAATGAGTGCATGGAAATCAACAAGCCAATTTTTGAAAGAAAGAATAACTGATGAGCCTTGATGAGGCGAAATATCCGAGAGGGTATATTATTCAAACTGCTAGGAGAATTCCAAAATGACAAACTTAGACTATGCAATACATGACGCAAAATTCAAGGAGGGTGCACCAACACACCTCAACGATTATCAAATAAGAGATATCCTCGACCTAGTGGGGAAAGGATGCCGACAGAGCACTAAAGAGAAACTAGAAAGACGGCTAAATATGCCCTTGACCCTTTTTCAATCTTACGGCATTTATAACAGAATGAAATTAACCCCTATTGGTGCTGACTATGTGCCTTGCCAGTCTTGGACTGAGGAAATGCGAACATTAAGAGAATGTATTTTAGGGTAACTGACGAGGATTTTTTATCCGAAATTGGCGTGAGCCAATCTTACTCAACTGCTAGGAGAATGAAACATGAAAGAACAAATTAGCAATTATCACAATGCAACAGCCGAACAAGTGGCGTGGGCTTTGGTGAGCCGTTTAACTGATTCTTACGACTGGGAAACAGTAGATGATGCCGACAGAATCACTTTAGAGGAGTTAATTAGTAAAGCAATTTCAGAATCAAAGTATTTCAACATGATAGAAGAAGTTTGTATGAATAATGGGGTTATCGAATCCGACTATTTCAACGAGGTGGCATGATGGAAATTATTGAAACTAAAGTTTATAACTTTGAGGAATTAGACGATTCGGCAAAGGACAGAGCAAGAGACTGGTATAAGCAAGGACTGGATTATTACTGGTGGAATGATGCAAAAACATCAATAGACGCATTTTGTAAAGAATTTGGGGTAAAGGTAAAGGACTATTCTGTCGGTGCGTTTGCACCATCTTTTATTGATACAACTGCCGAAACTCACCATTTTAGAGGACTGAAACTGAAACAGTATGATGCCACACAGATGCCGACTGGTTATTACCTAGATTGCACATTGTGGACAACATTTGTAGATGTTTGGCAAAAGACTGGTAGTGCTCTCAAGGCATTTAATGAGGCAATAGACGAGGCATTGAAGGATATTGTGAGGGACTGGGAATATCAATATTCAGATGAATCCGTTGATGAAGTGCTGATTATCAATGGATACACTTTTACGGAGGATGGGAAAAGATTTTAAGACAAACTGATGAGGATTCAATATCCGAAACTGTCGAGAGACAGTCTTTGTCAAACTGCTAGGAGAACAAAATGAAGGATTATTTTTTAGGCACAATCTTTGCCCTTGTTGTTGGTGGTGGTCTTGCCCTTGTTTGGATTTTTAGGACTGGGGGGTTTTAATGCAAGCACTTATTTACAACATCAAACTAGAGGTTATTGCTTCCCACACCTTGCCGTCTTTTATTGAGGCATGTGAGTGGGTTGAGCAATATTTGGGGTGGAATAGTCTTAAAAGAATCGAGACTAAATCCAATGGAAAACTAATCAAAGTATTAACGGAGGAAACATGAGACGGATGTTTATTGTTACTGCCTATGAAGTTTTAGTCACAGTAGATGACTGGAATGAACCACAGTATGTAAAGATTGGCATTTTAGAGGATGGTATTCCTCCTCAAGTTTTATGGGATTCTTGGATTGATTCACACTTGTATTATGAAATGACGAAAGAAGAATTTGCCCAGTTAAAGATTGGAGATGACCTAGACGAAGGCACAATAGTTTTAGAGATTATCAAAGAGCCTATTTTTTATACAGATGTTTACCCAATGGAGGAATTAGAAAATGCCAATATTTAATATGGTAGTGACTACGACCTTTACTAAAGATGTGCAGATTGAGGCACAAACTTTAGCAGAGGCAGAGGAAAAAACATGGGACTGGATTGAAGAGAATGATGTTCTTCATAATGCAGACCTTGATACAACGATTGAAACTTTGGAGGAATACTATGCCTAATTGGTGCGATAACGCTGTGACTATCAGTCACAAAAATAAACGGAAGATAAAAAAACTGGTAACTGCCTATAAACGAGGAAGGTTTTTTGCGACTATTTACCCTGAGCCTGATTATTCTGTAACACCAGTCAAAAAGACATACCCTGAGATATCAGCCCAGTATGCCAAGACTGAAGAAGAAAAGGCACAAGCATATATGCCTACTATCAGTCCTAGTAATTGGTGGGATTGGAGGGTGCAACATTGGGGGACAAAATGGGAGATTGAAACTAAAGGTTATGACATCAATATCAGCGACCATGAAATCTCTTTTAGTTTTTCTAGTGCTTGGAGTCCTCCAGTAGGAATCTATCAAAAACTTGTTGAACAAGGTTATGAAGTAGAGGCAACTTACTACGAAAGTGGTTGTGCGTTCTGTGGTTACTGGACAAATGACCTAGAAGATTGCTATGACATTGAAAATGATTATGAATGGGTGCGTAAAAACATACCTCGAAACATAGACGAGGAATATGGAATCTCGGAGAGCATTAAGGAATATAAACTTGATGACCTACTGGATACCATCCACAATATTGAAGAACAATTAAAGACTGCGACTGATACAGAAAAAGCCGAGTTAGAAGCAGAATTGATCAAAACTAAACAGGAATACGAAGAATTGGAGGAATCATTTTGAAAGATTTGAACAAGATTTGGAATGAAAAAGCCGAGAGTTTATTACTTGGCAAACGAATTATTCAGGTGCGTTATTTAGACCATGATGAAGCGTGGGAAATGGGTTGGTATGAAAGACCAATAGCATTTCAGGTAGATGATGGGACATGGTTTTATCCCAGTCGTGATGATGAAGGAAATGGTGGAGGTGCACTTTTCACTTCGCATGAAACTGATTTTTGTTTGCCAGTATTGAGGTAAGCCATGAAACTAGAAATAAAAATGTATTTTTATGATTATGAATCTTTAGAAACTGCATTACTTGATGTTGTTGAATCTCTAAAGAATAGTGATATGGGAACAGTAGATAGTTACCCTTTTTACATAGGTTCTTTTAGAAGGGCAGAGGACTTTGTTGATGTGAAAGATTTAGACAGTCAAGTGCATTGGTAAGTGCTGTAATCCTGATGCCCTTAATTGGGCATTGGGATTGCCATTTTGCAATCGTTTAACTGCTAGGAGAAATTATGACTAATGTATTTATTAAATTAAATGTTTACGCTATTGATGATGAAGAATGCCCTATGTGTGGCGAAAAAGAATTGACATTCATTACAAGTTGTAAAGCATGCCATTGTGGTGAATGTGGCACATGGGTAAGTCTTGATGGTCAAATTTTGGAGGGCGAATGATGCCGTTTATAGTTGAGCAAGAGTTTATCTATGGTTGGGAGAATGTTTGGCACAATGGTGAAACAGGAGAGCCGACTGTATATGAAACGAAAGAACAAGCACAGGCAGAACTGGATGAGTTTATCTCTGATACCGAACAGGATTACAGAGAAGGCAATTTGGAAGAGCCGTATTTACATGATGAATTTAGAATTGTGGAGGTTTTATGAATCAAATTAAGCGTTATATGATTGAGTATTTTGAGAGTGACGATCCATCATACGATTGTTATTTGGGTGAAGATGCTTACGAGGCGATTCAAGCATTTAAAGAAGAAAATCCTCAAGCAAAAATAGAAAATGTTTGTTTAATTCTTGATTTGGAGGATGAGATTTATGAAAGTAATGATTGAAATTAACTTGCCTGATGGACAAAAGATTCCTACTGCTGAGGATATTATTCGATTAACTGATCCTGACTGGTTAGCCGAATGGTGGCACATTGATGATGTCAAAGGAGTTGATGGTGCTGAAGATTTATCTGATGAAGATTGCAGAGAAGTCTTGCGACTTGTTGGCAAAGAGCACAAAGCAGATATCGGTATTAACTGGGAAGAAATTGAGTATTGGGTAAACCATGTCAAAGAGGAGATTGAAAATGCCTACTAGGGAAATTGTTAGTTATGCTTTAGAAGTAACTTGGAATGATGGAACAAAAGAAATCAAGACAGATTTTCCTGAGATTGAATACATCAACGAATATTTAGACGAGTTAGAAAGGGAAGAGAATGACTGAGACTATAAAAATTGATAGAGATACCATGATTAAACAGTTGATTGATTCAACATTTGATCACATAGAACAATGTCCTGAAACTTTAGACGAATATTTAAAGTATGGATTTAAGGGTTTTGAAAATTATAGTGATTCAGAATTATTGCGAGAGTATCGAGATTACATCAGTGAAATTATTATGGAGGTGGAAAATGAATAGTGATTTATTAGACGAATATTGCGAAGAAGAGTTTGGTCATAAGGACTGGTCAATGGATTGGGATGTATATGGTAATTTAAAAGTTACTTTTTATAAAGATCCAAGACCTGAATACTATCAAGATGAAGAAGAAGGGGAAGAAGAATGAAACGCTATGATGTAACTTATTACCTTAAACGAGAGGTCACCATTACTGTGGATGTGCCCAATGGTGAAGATCCTGAAGAGTATGCTTGGGATGAACTTGAATTAAACAAGGGAGAAGAAATTATTGATTCTGATTACTATGAGGTTGATCCCCATGAATTTTAGCCAATGTGGTGGTAAAGTTCCTGTGTTTGTAGGGGGAGATTCCCCTTACAAACTGGTGGACTTCCCAAGTAAACCCCAGTTTAAGCGACTCTATGAATCGTTTAAACCAGAGTTGATTGAAAAGTATTGGGTAATGATGAACATGAGAGCCGAAGGTAAAACTTTGGCTGAGGTCGGAACACGATACAATGTTTCACGAGAAAGAGTTAGGCAAATTGAGGCAAAGTTTTTAAAGAGATTAGCAGTTTCTTTAATGCCTGAGACGCTTTAAAGTTACCGACACGCATATGGTAATCATTAAAATCTTCCCCAACTGTTTCCGAGATCCAATAAGGCTTGCCTGTGTCTTTGGCGAATCGTTCTCCGACACCGTTGGTATCGTTATCAGCAATGATGATCCCACCCCTGATGTTCCTTGCTACGAACTGCATATTGCTTGCACTAAAGCAAATGTAAATACAATAAGGAAGATTCATCGACTTCATTACATTTCGAATCGAAAGACCAGTCGCAAAACCCTCGCAGAATATCGGAGTTCCTTCTGCGTTGATAGTGAAAGTTGCACCTTTAGAGGTTTGACCATAGAGGAACTTCTTTTCCCCCTCGTGATTGATGAGTTGGCAACCCACTATTCTCTCTTGATTCCTCATGGGGATAACTAAGATTTGCTGACCATCTTTATCCCATACATTCCCCATTTCGGTGGGGAATCCTTTTTTCTCAAAATAAGGATGTAAATTGAGACTGCATTGGCTTAAAATCCATTCGGCTTTTTCACTTGCCTTCCTTGCTTCTATGTCTCGTTTGTCCGAGGACTGCTTAATAACTTTGCGAACTGTCTCCTTATTCTGCCCTTGTGCAAACCATGTGACTGGCTTTTCCATTGTTGCCCAGTTCTGCACCCATCCAACATCACCAAGAAACTTGTATCTGCCGTTTCGTTTATGTGGATGATCGTCTGTCGGTGTTGCAATCCATTTGTCGTATTCGATATTACTTAAAATGAGACCATAGTCTCTAGCAAAATTGATAAACTCAATCATAATCCCATCTTCTCCCTGCGTTTATGGTAAATAATATTGCGATGCTTAATCCATTTCATTGTAGTAACACTTGGTATTCTTGGATGTTGGAGTAAACCCTTTGGCCAAGCACCAAACTTTTCTTTAAACTTATTACTTGCCCAGCCAATGTCATAGTTTCTATCTTTGGCGATATAAATTAACTCTGAATAAAAGTTTTGTTGCTCTGTTCTGTTATTAGATATCAAGCCGTTGAGTTCAAACATCTCACCATCAACTGCCTGTATCAATGACCGATGCTTCACATGACCACACGAAGGACACGACAAACTATTTGGTGGCCAGAGAGCCGAGCACATAGGACATTTGGCTTCTTTCTTTACCTTTTCATCAGGTTCTTTCTTAGTTTTCTCAACTCGTTCATCAAGAATCTCAACTCCTTTTGTATAAACATCTTCCCAATCATCTTGGAATCGAAGGTAATTGCCTGAATGGTCTAACCAAACAGCAAATTCTTTGCTTTGATGGCTACGCATGACTCTGCCGAGTTGTTGTATATGTGAAGATAAACTCTTTGAAAAAGGTCGAGCTGATACCCCAATCATAACGTCAGGAACATCGAAACCACGAGTAAGTATGTCAGTAGCAATGAGACCATGTATTTCAGTATCAGGTTTTGAGAAATCATCAATCACCTCTTGTTTGTATTCGTTGTTGTCTAAATAACTAATGCTTACAAAGTTATAACCTTTGGCAGCGAACTGCGTTACCAAGTCCTGACCATGCTTAACTCCAGCACAAAACACAATCGTCTTTCTTGGTTTGCCAAATATTTCTATTGTTTTCTTTTCCCATTCGCTAACAATGTCACCAGTAATTTTCATACCTCGTTCTGTAACATCATCAGGACTCCATTCTCCTGCAAGTTTTTTTGCACCAGTCATGTCAATCTCTTTACATATAAAGACACGCAAAGGTGCAAGCCATCCTTTCTTTACTAAGTCCTCAGTCGTTGCACCACAAACAACATTTGAATATAACGATCCAAGACCTTTGGTAAACGGAGTTGCTGTTAAGCCAATGACTTTTAACTTAGGATGGTTTTTTATTAAATCAGAAATAAGTTTACGAGTGATATGACATTCATCCACAATCAATAAATCCATTTCAGGAAACTTATTACGCTTCTCAATGGTTTGTGATGAACAGATTTGAATCTTCTTTGTGATGTCACGCTTGTAATGGTCTGCCTGTAATACGCCATGATCAAGCTTGTATTTGGTAAGACGAAGACTGGTTTGTTCTATCAAAACAATACGGTCTAATATCATGGCAGAACGATTGTATTTGTCTGCCGTAGCCTTCATCAGATAGATAGCCACTTCGGTCTTACCAAAGCCTGTTGGTGCGTATAAAAGCTGTGTTCGATGTCCTTCTTTAAAGCCCTGACGGAGTTTATCGACAACTCCCAGTTGGTGTTCTCTTAATGCTAATTCCATTATTTTCTCTTTTTCATAGCATTGATTTGACGAATCAACTCATTAGTCCTTTCCATATACATATCTCTGCTCTCTCGCAAAGATTGAATTTCAAAGTCTTTCATCTTTATCTCTTCTCTTAATTCTTGAATCGTTACAAGAGCATCTTCTTGCTCAATCTCAGTTGCGTTATATCTTTTAGAAGCAAGGATATCTCTAAGTTTGGTAGCCTCTTCTTCTTGCTGAAGAATGGTGCGACCTGCCTCATCTAACTTCTGTTCTAGTTCTTGAATGTCAGGTGCTTTATCTAATTCTTTTTTAGCCTTATTCTTCTTTGGTTCTTTTTTGGGTTTCTTTGCTGCCACTTTCATGGTAGATTCGTTGCCATGTTTATCTGTGTAAACAACTTCTTTTTGTTTCTCACCAAGTGATGCTCTGTATCGACTAATCGTTGCATGACTTACGCCAATGTGTTTACCAATTTGGACATTGGAATATTTTGAATACTCAGGATCTTTCAAAATCTCAAGAGCAATGAGTTTCTTCTCTTCTTGAGTATGTGGTAAGCCATGAACATTTGATCCCCAGCTATGCCATTTAGCTTGTCTGACTGTGCCTTCAATAACTTCACAATCAATCGCTACATTACCTAATTCTTTATTAGCAAAGAAACGATGAAAGCCAGCTGATAGCCAGTAATCTGAACCATCGAAGAAGACTGTAATGGGAGGAAAGACAACTCCATCTCTCATTAAATCTGCATATTCTAAAACTTTGTGTTGGTTTAATTCTTTTCGTGATTGAGTCCCACCATCAATACGGATGGCGAGTATATTTACTTTCTTCATTTATTCTCCTAGCAGTTGGAAATTTCAGTATATCAAACTTCATCTTGTGCATCTACAATTTTCTTTATCTTGTCTTGCATCTTCTCCCATTGAGACAATATAAACTTGTATTCAGATACCAAGATATCAGGCACATCGATAACCCAAACAGAACATATATTACTGTTCTCATAATATTTAATCTGTTCTTCATCATCATCAATTGTTAATACTGGATACCATTCTTCTTCTTCAATTAACACTTTCATTTGTCGCTCACTTTCTTTATAAGGTCTTTAACCTCACCCATTGATTTTTTAATATGGGCATCATAGGCTTGTTCCATCATTTCAATCTTTTCTTTATATGGTTTCAACACTTCTATTTCTTCTTTCAACAAACTAATTTCTTCTCGTAATACACCAATCATATGTCCTG